AAATTTAATGAGCACCGGTTAGATTTTATGCAACGATTCGCAAAACAGTTGGGCGTTGATAGATTTCAACTAACAAAGAGTACAAAATTTGGCTCAATATACGATTCTTATGGCACAGACGATCAATTTGAACCTAGTGAAGATTTAATTAGCTCTACACACAGATTTGAACGAGAAGTTACAGATTTAACAGAACAAGCATCATGGCACATAATTCCTTTAACAAACTTAAAACTCTATAATAAATCCATCAACTCAGCACCAATCAAGCCCCTTTGCGCTATTGGCAACAAGGGGCTCTATATTGATGCACGGGGAAGATTATTTCCCTGTTGTTGGGTAGCAAACAGATACGGTCACAATAACGAATGGCAAACACTGGCAGAACAATTTAACTTAAATCATACAACACTAGAACAAGCACTGGCCCATGAATTTTGGACAGGGGAGTTTCAAACGTTTCGTTGGCAGGAATGCCAAACCAAATGCTCAAGCCGTGTAGTTGATGAAAAATATGCCACGGAGTGGTAAAGTCATAACTATATGTGCAATGACATGGTACTACCAAGGAAATCCTGTAGAAACACTACCCGAAGACTGTGTGGGCTTCGTATATCTCATTGTAAATAATCTTTCTGGCAAAAAGTACATAGGCAAAAAACTAGCGAAATTCGCAAAAACTTCTTATAAAACAGTAAAACTCAAGAACGGCACAAAGAAAAAGCAAAAGATCCGCAGCAAAGTGGACAGCGATTGGCAAACCTATTATGGCTCAAACGATCAACTAAACAAAGACGTTCAAACTCATGGCACTGAAAACTTTACCAGAGAAATACTTTACTATTGCAAATCAAAGGCAGAATGTAGTTACATTGAAGCTAGAGAACAATTCACTCATAGAGTATTAGAATCAACAGATTATTATAACGGACAGATCTCAGTCCGTGTACATGGCTCCCATATTATAAACAAACTGAACGGATAACGACTCGTACAGGTCTTAAAACGTGTATCTAGCGACAACCTGATAAAAAGGGGGACGGAAGACTCTGCGCCGTACAGAGCACTTAGCAACTATCCTTGACAGGACGACGACTGGTTAAATGCCCCAGTTTTGCTATTTGAAGACGATTTTTATGGCTAAAAAGACGCTACAGTGATGTAGCAGGTTAGTACAGTATGCTGGCGTATACAGTATTAATTGCCGTTGTGATAAGAACTAAGCTCGAGGTACCGGACAACCGCCTCTGTAATTGCTTTAACGCCCAGTGACTGCGAGACTCGGATGAAATCGCTATTCATTTTTGCCCTGTGCGGGCAAAGTGTGACTGGTTGATCTGGATGAACAGTATATATCGCTTCGCTCAAGTCGCTCCGCTCTAGTAACAATGAAAATACAGTTATGAGCGCAAGCGAAATAACAGATGTTCGTAGAACATCTTAACTTGATGATAATTTTTTTCTTGCTTTAGCTTCTAATATTGCTTTAATGTGTTCTGGTGATTTAGGTTTACGCATTTTAGCTTTGTGTTCCTCTGACTTAGGTTTACGCATTTTAGCTTTGGTTTCTTCTGTGCGTAAGCCATTGGATTTACCGGTAAAATATTCTGATAGCTTTTGTTTGTGTTCTTCAGACTTGGGTTTGCCGTTTTTTTAGAAGAAGGGGAGGCCGCTTTTTTTCGTTGTCTCTAAGTTTTCTTTGACTATTTTACCTATGATATCACGTTCATTTGCACTTAGCATGAATACGTCGTCATAGCTGAGTCCACCGCGCATGTACCAACAAAATCTCAGGGCTTCTTCTTTTAAGGCTTTTGAATCTTTATCAAATTGATTGATCATTGCGACAATCTCATCGTTGCCCAGACTCAAAAGCCTTTGCCGAAAAAACTTGAATAATCAAATGCAATGCTCAATGAAAAGTCTTTACCGCATTCTGTACAATTGACTGCTAGGGGTTTGATTGCAACAGTATCAGCAAACTCTTTGACTTTATCTTGAATCTTACGCACCACACTGGTTTCGGCATTTAAGTAATATTCTTTGATAAAGTTAGAATCAGTTACACGTTCTACGCTGTTCAATATAACCGCTTCAGTACCATACACAATATTGTTGAGATTCAATTCAACAAGTTTTTCAAGGTGTTTGGTATATTGCTGTTTCTTTTCATCTTCAGAAGTATCGCTATTGGCCAAGGACTGGATATAGCGTTGTTCTTCAAATGCAGCACTACCTGCACGGCTAACCTGCAAGTATGTTAGTGGACGTAGTTTAACGGTAACTTCTTGATCAATACGCACTTCTTGATCATAGTTGGGCAGTTGCAAACGATCAAGTATACTGCTGAGATCCACATCGTAATTGTGTTCGTGCTTGCAATGCGGGCAAGTACTTTCAATTTCCATTGTGGGACCGTAACTGGCAATACGCACAGCAATCAGCACAGCATCAACATCCACGCTGGGCATTTCCCAAGCATTTTTGATATTTGGGCAGCAGCTCTGTACTACACTAACAACACTGGTTCCGTCAATTAGGGCGTCTGGTGTTTTCAGCGTTATCTCGTCACGTGTAGTCATAGGATACACTGGAATCTTACCAGTCACGGGTAAATCTAGTGAGCCATCGGGCCAGTATTTGCCACCGCTGACCAAGCGTGTAAAAATAGCAGGTTGTCTAAAATGCTTGGTTAAAGGGTTCCCGTTGGGTGCCGGATTTGCTTGAGGGACAAATTGTGTCATGTTTTTTCCTATAAATATACTTGATATACTACATATTTATAGGTACTAAATGGCTGATAAGAATGATTCTGGGCTAACGCCTGAGGAAAAGAAACGGCAAGAAGATTTTGCCAAGTGGCTTAAAAAATCTGGACTGTCTCTAAAAGACTGGGACGATAGATTAGTCACGTCCGAAGAACTAATGGAAGAGGCCGTTGACAAACTGGTTGGAACCATTGGCGGTACTGTGGTCAAGGGATTTACTAGAGTCGCAACCACAGCACTGAACTCGGGAGACGCATTCCAATCGGCTACAGCACTGATGAAAACTCAGCTGGAGTTTTTGGGAGATAGTATCAAAGTTGGCGCCGACTCATTGGTCAAGGCCGGCGAGCAAATGGCCCGCAATGGTGACAAGTCAGGACAAAAACTCGCAGTACTTGGCCAAGCAGTTGGCGTTGCAGTTGGTGCAATTACACAGCTGGCTGAATCTGGCATGGACTTCTTGCTCAAGCAAGTAGATACCTCAATCAAATCATTTCAAACACTAAGTCAATCGGGTGCAGTACTGTCGGGATCTATGTCAGATTTAATGACCATGTCGTCAAATGCTGGCCTGACACTAGAACAGTTCAGCGGAGTAGTTAAGGCCAATACTGCTAACTTTGCACAAATGGGCATGGGCGTTACTGAAGGCACCAAGCGTTTAGCATCAGTTATGAGTGACGGTCCGGGTGCGAAGAAACTCAAAGACGGAATGTATGCTCTAGGCATGAGCGCAGAAGAGCAAGGCGATGCAGTTGCACATACCATGGCATTGATGGCAGGTCCCAGTGGACAACTAAAGGCCAGCAACGCAGAAGTACAAGCAACCACACGAGAATATGCAGCAAACTTAAAGTTAATCAGTGATATTACAGGTCAAGATGCCAAAGCGCGAGAAGAAAAGCTACGCCAAGAAAATGATACGTTGGCATTTAACAGTTATCTAAACGGTCTTGATGAGAAAGAACGCTTTAGAACTATTGAAGCCATGAAGCTGATGAGTGCTGAAGATCAACGTGCCTTCCGCGAAAAACAAATTTATGGTACAGTTGTTAGTCAAGATTTAAACATCGCAAGAGCAACTAACGATGGTATACGTAAAGCACAAGACGAGCAGTTTGCAGCGGCGCAACAGCATAATCTTAATATTCAAACAGTTGCTGATGCTTACGAAAGAAACAGTAAAGAAGCGCTAGAAGCAAATAATAAACTAGGTAAATCAATTGGCTTGGCTACGCAGGGTCCTGCTGCTGAAGCAGCCAAGGCACTAAATTCAGCAGGTCAATACATGGCCAAATTTGGTAATGCAAGCAAACGTGCCGCAGCAATACAAGAACAACAAAATAAAGGCACACAACCTGGCACTGCTGGGGACATGATGGCACAACAGCAAGACTTTGCTATAGGACTGCAACAGATTGCACAGGAGCAATTGCCTGCGTTTTCTGACGCACTGAAGAGCTATGCCAACAACGTCAAAGGTGCTCTCAGTGTGTTTGCTGGTGGTGGCTCAGCACTGATGAGTATTTTCAGTGGTTGGGGTAGTGTTATTGCAAGCGTTATTGCACCAGTAATTGGTATAGCTTTATCGCAGTATGCAGCAGGTAAACTTGGCAAAGGTGTCGCAGCCAAAGGTGTTGAAGCTCTTGGAGAGAAAGCACTGGGCGGCGGAATGTCAGCATTAGGTAAAGGTGCAGAAGAGCTGGGCGGTGGTGTTTCAAAGGGTGCTAAGATATCATTATTCTTAACAGAGCTAGCTGAAGGACTAACAGCGTTAACACCTGCTATTCCAGTTATATTGACACTAACCGCAGCGGTTGTGGGGCTTGGTTTTGGCCTTAAACTAGCGGCCCCGGCTTTTGAATCTATTGGTAAAGCAGTTACACTCATTGTTGGTGGTGTTGCAGACGCACTGATTAAAATGGCAACAGAAGTAAATCCCTTAAAGTTGTTGGCAATCGCACCGGGCATTGCAGCAATTGGTATAGCCATGTTGCCGTTTGGTGTTGGCGGAGCACTAGCCGGAATTGTTGGTGGTACAGGTGGGTTTGATGCTGTAGTAGCAGGTATTCAAAAGTTTGAACAACTGAGTCCAGAAAAACTAACAGCGGTCGCTGGCGCCATGAAAAAGATCAATGAGAGCTTGCCTACAGCAGCAGATCTAGCAAAAATGGCAGTTGTAAGCGGTCTAGATCACCTATTGGGCGGGGGTAGCACAAGTAAAACTGGTGGCGCAGGAGAGACTGATACTGCTAAACTCATGACAGAGATTGTAACTCAACAAAAGCAAATGGTAGCTTATCTCAAAGAGAACGTTGATTACAGTAAGAAACTTCTGCACGTATCATCATAATACATGGTAAATATTGCACAGTAGGAACATATAATGGCCGGATGGAAAAAGTATTTTAAGACAGGCAACTTTCAAGGACAAACTAGTCCAATTGGTAGCCCAAGTCAAACAGTAAACCCTGCATATCGTGCTACAGCCAGCACGTTACCTGAGGTTTACATCGGACACCCAAACCGTATTGAGCGTTATAATCAGTACGAACAAATGGACATGGACAGTGAAGTTAACGCTGCTCTAGATATTTTGGCTGAGTTCTCGACACAAAAGAACGACGAAAATCTCAGCGCATTTGATCTGCACTTTCACGAAAAACCCACAGACAACGAAGTCAAGATCATCAAAGAGCAGCTACAACAGTGGATCACACTGAACGAATTTAACAAGCGTATCTTCAAAGTTTTTCGTAACACAATCAAGTACGGAGATCAAGTATTCCTACGTGATCCAGAAACGTTCAAACTGTTCTGGGTTGAAATGAGCAAAGTTACCAAAGTTATTGTTAACGAGAGTGATGGTAAAAAGCCTGAGCAGTATGTTATCAAAGACATTAACCCCAACTTCCAAAACATGACTGTGACTGCAGTCAGTACTAGCGATACATTTACTAACCATCCGCAAGTTGGCGGACCTAGTGGTGCCTATGTACAACCCCGTACTCCCTACAGTGGTGGTTCGCGTTTTAGTCATGCACAGAACGAGGCAGTGGTTAATGCAGAACACGTAGTACACTTGAGCTTGACTGAAGGTCTTGACATCTTCTGGCCATTTGGTAACTCAGTATTAGAAAACGTTTTCAAAGTATTCAAACAAAAAGAATTGCTAGAAGACAGTATCATTATCTATCGTGTACAACGTGCTCCTGAACGCCGCATGTTCAAAATTGACGTGGGCAACATGCCAACGCACATGGCCATGGCCTTTATTGAACGTATCAAGAACGAGATCAACCAAAGACGTATTCCTACACAGACACAGGGTGGCCAAAACATGATGGACGCCACCTACAATCCATTGCAGACTAACGAAGACTTCTTCTTCCCACAGACTGCTGACGGACGTGGATCTAGTGTTGAAATCTTGCCAGGTGGACAAAACTTGGGCGAGATCACAGACTTGAAATTCTTTACTAACAAACTATTCCGTGGACTACGTATCCCTGCTAGTTACTTGCCAACAGGCGTTGATGACGGAACACAGGCAGTTAGCGACGGTAAAGTAGGTACAGCTCTTATACAAGAATGGCGTTTCAATCAGTACTGTAAGCGTCTACAGAGCATGGTTATTGACAAATTGGATCAAGAGTTCAAGATGTTTATGCGTTGGAGAGGCATCAACATTGACGGACAGATCTTTGAACTGCACTTTAACGAACCACAAAACTTTGCACAGTACCGCCAAGCAGACATTGACAGTGCAAAAATTGCCACATTTACACAGCTTGAACAGTATCCTTACCTAAGTAAACGTTTCTTGATGAAGCGCTATTTGGGACTAAGCGAGATGGAAATGAGCGAAAACGAGATGATGTGGGCCGAAGAAAAAGGCAAAGCAGAGACACAAGATGCTGGACAAGCCAACTTGCGTAACGTTGGTATTACTCCTGGCGGACTTGCTAACGACTTGTCTCAAGTTACACCACCTGAGGGAGCCGAAGGCGCTGGAGGCGCACTAGACACAGGTGCAGGATCCGAAGCAGGAGCACCCGGTCAAACAGCAGCACCAGCCAGCCCACCCGGTGTAATGTAAGCAAACATATAAATAACACTATGTTTGTAACCGACTTATTTGAAACTATTGAGCCAGCAAAGCCTGGCTACCAAAGCGAAAAAGACGATAATACCGTCATGAAATTGTCGGATCTACGCAAGACAAGACTAACACTAGCACACCTGAATCGCTTGAGAATGGCAAACGATGTGCGTAAATTTGAGTTTGAGAAGAAGATGAAAGACACACAAGAACAGTACGGAGCCAGTGCTGAACCAGCTGCGGGGGCTGGTGGTCTATAAGTATCACTTCAAAAACGTCTAAAAAACACGCATAAAACCCCGAAATATGCGCTGTTATGTAAATAATACTACAAAGCCAAACATTTAAAGGAGTTCCTAAATGAACAAATACGAACAACTCATTGAGCACATTCTTAATGAGGACGAACAAGCAGCTCGTGCGCTATTTCACCAATTGGTGGTTGAAAAATCGCGCGACATTTATGAAAGTCTAATGGACGAAGAGCTAGGTGGAAATCAAGCTCAAGGTTTCGTTCAAGACATTACTAACCAAGACGACCAAGCACAAGACATGGGCTTGGGAGAAGAC